ATAAAGTTCCAAGATATTCTCATGGTCTACCAGGAACTAGAGTGACAGGATTTAGACCAGAAGTTTCTAGCCAGGTTCCTGGATCGCCTCACAGCAAAGAAGCAAGAATAGGGTTGGCAAAAATATTTCAGATAGGAACTCCTGTGATGGGATCGCAAGGATTGATTATTGGCAAAGAAACATGGGATTATTTCAAAAGAAATCCAGAATTAATTCCACAAGATGTATCGCCCATGAAATATCGAGAATATGATCTTTTGGATACTGGTCCGGATGATGTTCCGCGCAGCGGTAGCAGATATATAGAACTAGGTGAATCCTTTAAAATAATAAAAGAAGCTGAAGATGATATACAAAGAGATACAAGTGGTGCACGAATAGGAGGCAAGTTAACAGCCAAGTTTGATAAAGAATTCGGTGCCAACAAACACTATTATGACATCAAACCAGTAGAAAGCGGGTATGGTAATCTCTCCGGCTGGAACGATATTGTTATGGGAATGACAGATGTATTTTTTAAGAAAAAATATGGTGGAGTAGATGCCAACCGAATTGATATAAGGCAAGCAGTAAAAGACTTTCAAAAAATCCATGATGAAATAGTAGATGTTTTTTATCTTAATGCTAAAGATAAAGATCTTTATACTACCATGGGAAGAAGGACTAGGGCTGGCAGTGAGGCTGATAAATTTATCTCTAAAGCCAATGAAGCTACTGGTAGCAAGGCAAGAAAATCAAGAACGAGTACAGAAAGCATGATTGTGAGAAATCCTAAGAGCTCGAATGAGCCTCAGGCAAATGTTAATAACATCGAACCTCTTGCTTATGATAAATCTTTTGATAAACAGAAAAGAGCACAAGTTGTGTCAATTTTCTTTGATACAAACAATCAAATTGTATTCACCAGCAATACAGGTAAAACATGGTCGCCTACAGTACAAATGCCCGACTCCGATGTGAAACAGCCATATGTATTTAGAAAAAATAAAGATGATTTAATAAACACGCTTTATAGAAATTCTACTATACTCAGGTTTTTATCAGAAAGTTCAGATAAAATAGATGTTTCTAGCCACAAGAAAATTATTGAAATTTTAGATGTGGAGAAAAAAAATCTATTATCTTTCTGGGATACTACTTTTCCTCAATACACTCAACATTACAAGACAACTATGGATAAGATCGGTGGGTATGGAGAGGATTTGCTATCGTACATTCGTGTGTGCGATATAGATATAACCAAATATATAGAGGATATTTATGAAGATGAGAAAGAAGAGCTTGATAAAAAGGCAACCAAGAAAATAATTGTTCCAAAACAAGAAATGCCGGTAGACTCTCAGATAGAATCCGGATATAAGGACATCCTGTCTTTGGTGAAGGAGATAGAGGGAATAATTGAGGATGAAAGTTATAGAGGAAAAACTTTTTTCTGGACAACCAAAAAAGATGAGCCAATTATTACAAATTGGCATAAGGCTGTAATTGGTTTAGCCAAAACCTTAGTAAATCCTGCTTCTAATGACAATCTTAAGAAAGAAAAATTAATTCAGGTTATTTTAAAACACATAGGCGGATGGTCTACCTCTGGTGGACGTTTAAAATACCCGGCAGAAGTATTTTTAAAGAGAATTTCAGATAATTTTAATCAATTTGCAAAATTATTAAAAATCGCACCACCAGATGGTATGTCGGAAATCTCATCTACTATTCGTAATAGCAAAAATGCAATAGCTTCTCAAATCCCCACAGCTTTAACTACTATTAAATCAGAGTTTATAAAGCAAGCAAAAGCAATTAATCCAGAAATTAAATAATGGACTTTTTACAAAATCAAAGAAATCATTATATTAAAAAATATATATTTGAAGTTTTAAAAGAAAGATTTAGTAGAAACGAAAACATAATAGATAGAATCTTATATCATTTAGCCACAGAACAAGATGTAACAGATTTCAATAAATTAATCGCTGATGTTTACGAAACTGCTTATCTAAAATGTGTTGATGACCACAGAAAAAAGTTTGAACAATTGGGATATAGTGTAAAAGTAATATCAGATCATTCAAAAGAAGGTGTATAGTCTGAAATTATAGCTGTGTATATGAAACCCATAGGGGCATCTGTCTGATCAGAAACTTTCCACCATCTTTTATCTTTATTTTTTGGATATAAAATTGAATTATTGGTAATTTTTTCCATAGTCCAAAATTTAAGATAAATATCAGCTTTTTCTATTATTACTGTTTCAAATATAAATTTATCAAGATACTCTGTTCTCTGATAAACTTCATCATACAAACTATCTTTTTTCTCTATAATTTTTGCCGGGAGACAGAAACATTGAATTGTTTTATGGTCTGAAGTCTTATTTTGTTGTTTAACTTCTTCTTTTTTTTCTTCTACTATTTTAGGTTCTTCTACTGCTATTTTCTTTTCAAATACTACATCTTCTTTGTTCTGCTTTATTTCAAAGCTTTTAGCTTTGTTTTGTTTGTCTATTTCCTCTGTCCATTCGAAATTATGCTTTGTAAAACCTTTCCACAAAGTCTGATCTTCCATCAAAGGATTGGGGCCAGAAATTTTGAAGACAGTTCCGTCTTTATTTTTTATCGCCATGATATCTATATATTAGTAATTATTCATCTAATCGAACAAACAAATGAGCCTAATAATTCCAAACACATCTGATCAGACAATTTTAAAATTTATTTTTGGCACAAAAACTGCCAATAGTGCGCAAACTTTAAGGCTTTTTGTAAATGATTATAATCCAAGTAAAACCACTATTATTTCAGATCTAATCCAGGCTTCTACAGCTAATTATTCTTCCAAAACTCTGGACGGAGCTAGCTGGGCTATTAGCACATCAAGTAATATCACAACAGCATCATATCCAGAATGGATATTTACTTTTAACAACAATATAACAGTGTATGGATATTATGTGACAACTAATATAAATGGAACTGACACATTGCTTTGGGTTGAAAGATTTACAAGTCCTTTCATACTTCCAGGCGGTGGCGGTTCAATAGCTGTGAGTTTGAATATAGGCGTTTCTTGAAAATATGTTTTATAACCATATATAATTATATGATTAGAAAACAAGACGGAACTCCATATTGTGTAACAGGAAGTTACCAACAATTTGATCCTCAGGATCCACAATTTACTCTTTATGATAGCTGGGATGAAGAAGCTATAAAACGAGGCGGAATTCCAATATTCTATTATGAAGTTTTCATACAATCATCAACAGTAGATCCTATTTACCTTGAGGATAGAGGAAAAATATTTTCGCCAACCCCAGTTCAACTCTGGGGTTATTATGAACCGGCTGCAAGCCAGAACTATGTGAATCAATTTGGTATAGACGCACCTGACGAACAAATATTTGAACTTAATTATAGATCTGTATTGAAGGCTATTGGACATCCGCCTAAAATTGGATCAAGATTGTATACACCACATCTTCAAGAAAACTGGGTGATCATACAAAGAAATTTAGCCGAATTTAAACAGTGGGGTGTGTTACACATACAACTAATTTCTCAGAAGTTTCAAGAGAGTGTTACTTCTGGTGAAGGTAAAATTCCTACTCCAAAACAAGACTTTAAAATCATTTAGATTTCTTTAATAATTTTAAAGGCAATCTAGGCTTTATAAGCTGCTTATATTCTGTGGTTGGAAACGGAATAAATAGTTCTCTCTTTACAAGATTTTTAGGTTTATTTATAAGTTTCATTTTCTTTTTCGTCTAAAGAGTTTTACTCTTGGGTGTTTCTTTTTAAAGTACTTATCTGCAGATTGTTTAATTAATTTATTTATACCAGTCATTCCATCTTTAGAAAAAGATGTGCTCAATACTTTATATTTATTATCAAAAGTATTACCTTCGTGATCTTTCCATTTTTTACAAAATTCTTCGCTATATTTTGAAACATTTGCTTCTAAAAAAATTCTTTTTTCTTTTTCTTGTTCTGTCATTTCTGATATTTCATAGCTCACTCTTCTTGGTAAGATTAATATCTGAGCGTAAGGCTCTCCCTTTCTAAATATATAACTGCAATTTAAAGGAGGCTGTTTAAAAACAACAAAAAATATCTTAGACCACCATTCTCCCTGTATGTGTCCAGCTACAGGCAAAGGTGTTGTCCACGATGAATCTGTGTAATATTTGGGGTGGGGCTCTATTCTTATTATGTGATCGGAAGGTGGTTCAAAATCAAAACTTGATGTAAACCCAAAATGTCCTGGGGCAAAGTTCATAAAAGGAGGCATTGGGTGATTATGCTTCTTTTCTTCTTCAGAGAAATCGCCTTCGAATACTGTTTTTCCATCTATGTTTTTAACTGTGCATTCTGTTTCAAATGGATAAATCAATTCTATTCCGTATGTGCTCGCTTCTACGAAAGGTGGGCAATGCCAAGGCTGAGGTTTAGACCCATTTCCATGGGTTTTATCGTCGCCTGCCCAACCAGGTATTTGAAGTTTTATTTGAGTAGGAGGAAATTCTTTTGCATTAAAAAAACTTCTCCACTTTAATTTAAGATTACTCATATATATTATTATGCAAAATCACCCAGAAAAAAGCTTTGTTGATTGTAACCCAAAAGGATTTAATTTTCAAGAAAATAAAACAACACCGGACACTTGTTCAAGCGATCCAGACAATTTAGATTTTTTAAAAGAATCTTCAATAAATGAAAAAACAGGAAACGGAAAAAGTGATCTTTCTGATCCCATACAAAGTGGCAAAATCATAAACGATGGAACTAATTACAATACAATTTATAGATATACCAAATCTTTAAGAGGAGCCGATGAAGCGGTGCTGGATTTATTTAAAGACATTGTTGTATTGGATGAAGATGGAAAAGCACACCCAGTTCCTGTTATTTGGGGAACACAAGAAAAAGCAGTAGCAGCAATACTTCAAGATAATGTAAGAAAAGATAATTCTTTAGTTGTTGATAGAATTAGACTTCCAATAATGGCTATACATAGCCAAGATTATCAATTTAATCAATCAAGATACATATATCACAAGGCTATTAATTACCCGAGAAGAGCAGATGGAAAGCCTGATGCGTATAGTGAGAAATATCAAAGAGATACAATATTTGGAACATCCAGGGGTATACCGATAGATATTTCTTATAGTTTATATGCTTGGACTATGTATATTGAGGATATGAATCAAATATTAGAGCAAATTATTTTAAAATTTAGTCCTGTTGCATATATAAAGGTTAGAGGTGTGACCTGGGAAACTCAAGTAAAATTAGATTCAATTGCTAATAATCTTGAGATAGAACCAGGTGATCAAGCAGTTAGGGTTGTGAAATTTCAATTCAATCTTACTGCAGAATCTTATATACCTCAACCGATTGTCAGGAAGAAGTCTGTTCTGTCTACAAAGATAGAATTGACAGATGGCTTGATAGAAGAAGAGATAGATGCGATTGTGGGTCGAATTGAGGAAACAGTTAAGGAGATGAAGTGTTAGAGATAACAAACAGAAATAAATTTCCTATGCAACTAGTTGTTTTGTCAAGAAGGACGCCCCGTACATTTACAGTTTTAAATGTACCAGGAGTTGGTTCAGGAAAAAATATTTTTTTGCTCGAAGAAGAGAGATCAACTGACTATATACTTAGGGCAGAGAAAAAAGGATTAATTACTACTAAGAAAATTTAGATACAAAGGGAGAATAAAAAATGGCAATTTTAAGGGGATTTCCACCTTCCAATACAATAAGTCCAAGCGTTAGAATAGCTGAGAAGGATTTGAGCTTTATAGCTCCCAACCAATCTTTCCACAGAGGTGCTTTGGTAGGATTTGCTAGCAAGGGTCCGATTAACGTACCCACACTAATTTCTACCAGAAGACAGCTTTACACAACTTTTGGATACCCACACCCAGATGTTAGTGATCCCTTTTTAATTTATGCTGCTGAACAATATCTAAACACAGCCAATGAACTTTATATAGTCAGAGTTGCAGATGAAGAAGCTGTTAGCAATGAAAGAGCTGAATCTGCTTATGTTGATGTTCCAAGTGCCGGTTCTGTTGTTGGAGTAATTTCAAAATTAGCTGGTCCTTATACATTTACTGCAATTTATGGCTCATTCTTCAGATGGAGACTCAACACAGTTCTATCCTCAAAAACACTTGTTGTAGCTGCTGATACTTATAGTGCCAGCGAATTAGCAACTGCTTTGAATGATCAAATAGACACTGTGAACGATGGAATTGTATTCTTTGCAGAAACAATTGGAATGGATACTTACATTGGCGTAAAAACAGTTTGGGCTTATGGTCCAAACTCAAGTCTGGAGTTTGTTTCTGTAAAAGATTCAATATATGGCGCTGGTGTCGTTACCGGGCTCGGTACAGGCATGACACAAGCAGAACTTGTTGCTTCAAAATACGGTTATAGTGGAACAGCAGAACCTGATGAAGACGAGATGTTTAATTTCAGTGGAATGACTGGATTAAACATTCAGCTTGTTTTGGATGGAACAGACAGTCCTTTAATTGACAATGTAGTTCAAGTCATTGATCTGTCGGAGTTTGATGGAATGGCAGATGTGTCTCTAAGCGATATTGTTGAATCAATAAACAACCAAAGAATATCTGATGAAGGTGGTTTGACAACAGGAACTCTTCCTGGTGGCTGGGAAGCAAGTGCAATGTTGTCTACCGAACAAGATCCTAAACACTACCTTGCTTTTAACACCAAGCATTATGGACGAGATGCCAGACTTAGAGTTAAGGCTGCGGGGGCGGCAATAGAAGTTTTTGGAATGAGCACATCAACAGCAATGGGTGACAGCCCAGTTCAATCAAGTGCTGTTGCTGTTAACGGATCTATCTCCAACTCAGATTCAAATGTTGGTGGAATTATTGTAGGATCTGACAATGTTGGAATGAGTCAGGTAACTTTTACAGTTTATGCCGATTCTCCTGGAATTGAGGGAAATAGAACACAGGTTAAGATTAAGAATAATTCTTATGAAAACAATTTCGCCATGGAGGTTTATAGCAATGGAGTTCAAGTGGAATCTTGGGGCAATTTAACCAAAGATCCTGCAAGCAGCTACTATGTTGAATCTTATCTGGCTCAGGTGTCCGATTATATTAGAGTGGTTGATGCTACTGATGTAAGCTCACCTCCACTAAATTCAAGCACATACTCACCTTTAAGTGGAGTTTATTCTCTGACTGGTGGTGCGGACGGAATACCTTCAGACCCAGAAAAGCAAGACGATCTAATCATTGGTAGTGCTTTGGGTTATACTGGTATTTATTCTCTTAGCGAACCAGAGCAAATTGATATAGATCTAATTGCTGCTCCAGGTCACAGCAGCACAAATGTTGTTCAGGCTCTAATTGATCTTTGTCAAATGGTTAGAATGGATTGTATGGCTATAATTGATCCTCCATTTGGACTCACGGTAAAAGAAATAGTTCAATGGCAAAATGGATCACATCCATTAAATCCATATAGATTTGATAGCGATTTTGCTGCACTGTATTGGCCATGGGTTAAGATTAGAGATACTCATAATCTACTTGACGTTTGGGTTCCACCAAGCGGTGCTGTTATGGCGACAATAGCTCAGTCAGACAGCTTGGCTGCTCCTTGGTTTGCTCCTGCTGGTATAAACAGAGGAACTGTCAACAATATATTGGATGTTTATGATCGTCCAACATTAGAAGAAAGAGATCTAATGTATGGAAATAGAAATTGCGTTAATCCAATTATTCAGTTTGTTGATATAGGTGGATTCGTAATATTCGGTCAAAAAACACTTCAAAGAAAGCCAACTGCTCTCGATAGAGTCAATGTAAGAAGACTTATGCTTACGGTTGAAAAAAGATTGAGAACAGCAAGTAGATCGCTTATATTTGAACCAAATGACGATATATTCAGACAAAGATTCACAAATATAGCATCAGGAATATTAGATAGTATAAAGGTTGGAAGAGGAATAACAGCTTATCAAATTAAGGCTGATACTGAACTTAATACTCCCGATGTAATAGATAGAAATGAATTTAGAGCAAGAATAGGAATACAACCTGTACGTTCAGCAGAATTTATATTCCTTGAATTCAGCATACACAGAACCGGAAGTTTTGCCGAGACTGTATAATATTTTTAACATAAGGAGAATTTAATATGGCACAACCTATGGGGTTAGGGATTCTGGCGGGAGCAAACACTATATTCAAACGTAAATATAGATGGACATTTTCTCTAGCTACATCCTGCGGCGACATTCCAGCTACTGTGGTTAAAGTCGCAAATAGACCGCAATTAGATATAGATGATACAGAAATAAATTATTTACATGGAAAAATGTGGATACCAGGAAAAGCTTCTTGGCAGACAACCTCCGTAACTTTTTATGATGTACTGGAAAAGGGCAGCACTCAGGGCAAGAATGATATAACAAATCTGTACAAATGGTTAAGTGGAGTATATGCTTTTCATTCAAACGTAGACTTATATCAATCTTCAGTCAGAGGTGGATATGGACCCGCAGCTGCGCCACTGGGGACAGCTCTCTTGGCTGGCGCCGGGATCAGCGGTCCGGGTGGATATGCTGGCACGGCTACATTAAATATGTACGATGGCAGCGGAGAAGTTTTAGAGCAGTGGGTTTTAGGTCACGTTTGGCCACAGTCTATTAGCTTTGGTGAGCTTGATTACTCTAGTAGTGATGAGGCTACAGTTGAAGTTACACTAAGATATTCGGAAGTACAGTATAACCCATCAGCCGAGGGTTGCATGAAAAAGTTTGATCCATGCACACCGGTTGGCTGCAAATAAAATCAACCATAAAAAATGCAAGATTGTTCGCAATCTTGCATTTTTTTTTATATTTATACTAAATAAAGTATTATGGGAAGACCAATGGGATGGGATTATGGAGATGGAGCACTCAATGATCCAAAAGTTTGTTTTAAACGCAAAAATAGATGGCTATTTTTTATAGATAATGTTTCAGCCAGAAAAGTAGAGGATGGATCCGGCTGCCCGTGCCTTCCTCCATTTAAAGGCGGAAGACCAGGATTAACGTTTAAAGAAATGGATGCTCAACATATAAACGAAACAATTTACTTTCCAAGCAAACCCGACTGGAAACCAATAAATTTAAGCTTATATGATATTAAAAAAAATAAAAATCCAGTTATGGAATGGATTAAAAAATCATATGAGGTTACATCAGCTGGGTCTGCTTGGAAGCCTAGCGCATCTGGATTTAAAATGGGCAAATGCTCTCTAGAGTTATTCGATGGCTCTGGTGAAACCATAGAGAAATGGATCTTAGAGAATGTATGGCCAAACTCTATAGAGTTTGGTGATCTTGATATGAGCACCAGTGATGTTGTTACTATAGATTTAACTCTTCGATATGATAGAGCGTACTTAGAATCATAAAATTAAATTTGTCGTTGATTTAATATAAAAATATTGTTATTATAAGTGCAACAAAAAGGAAAAAAATATGAAATTAAGTTTTCTTGAACTTATTGAGAGACAAGAATTAATTCAAAAATTAATAGACAATGGTTATGGAAAAATAATAGATATTTTACTTTTAAATGAAAATAAAGTTTACACTAAAAAAGGTAGATTAAATAAAAGTGGAGCATGTAGGCTTTTAGGCTGTAAGCCCAAGGAACTTGAAGAAACCATGCAAAAATGTAGGGATATACTTAAAAAAGAGATGGAAGGATAATTAAATATCCTTTATGTTCCAAGTTCCACCTTCACCAGCATCTGGGACAAACTCTTTGTTCTTTTTATAGCTAGGCTTGCCTTTTAATTTAGATATATCCCAAGGCTCTCCTTCTCCAACATTCATTTTTGGAGGCGTAGAATCGCCTTTTATGTGCTTTATATTCCACATACCACCTTCACCAGCATCTGGAACAAACTCTTTGTTCTTGGTGTAGGTTGGTTTGCCTTTTATGTGCTTTATATTCCACATACCACCTTCACCATTATTAACTCCCAGCCCATCTTTTGTAGGCTTTGCTTGATCCCCGCCACCAGGAATATGTTTTATATTCCACAATCCACCTTCTCCTGTGTTGAGAGAAGTGTCAATCATTTTATGATTCTTAAAGTTATATATTCTATCATCTATTGATAGATAAAAAATAGCATCGGCACTTCTGGTTAAATACCATTGAGGAGGATAAAGAGCTATTCCACCATATCCAGGTGGATATAAACCAGTTTTAGATCCTGGGTTTGATGCTTCATTTATATTCAGCCAATCTTTAAATTGCATATAGATATATATTACCTTTTATGCTTTTTATGTTTTTTATGCCTTCTGTGCTCTCCAGGAAACTGTCTTTTTACTAGTCCAATTCCAACCGGTTGTAAGTATGGGGCAATTGCATTGGATGTGGTGGCTCCTGGACTTCCAGAAACTGTTGTTGCTACAGGCGCAGCTACTGCATCCTCAAGCCAATTAAGAAAGCTTTTCATTTTGATTTTTTCTTACAAACAAGATAATCTTTTAAAGTCACTTTGCACTTTTCCATACCTTTTTGCTTCTTTACATAATCTTTGGCTTCTTTGAAAGAAGCTTTGGGATTTTTCTTAAGACAAGCTTTTAAGTGCTTTTCTACGCTGGCATCTGAGCCTTTTTCACTTGATTCTTCTGAGTCTTTATCAGATTTTTCGCCAGATTCTTCTGTCTCTTTTTCGTCACTATCTTTATCAGACTTTATGCCTTTCTTTTTAAGAATTGCATCTTGTAAAGCCTTGGGAAGTTTTTTTTGTTTTGCAGTTAATCCTTCTGAAGCTTCTGTGACTGGTGTGAAATTATCTGCAATTCTTCCAGATGGAGCATAACCAACTTCTCCTGGACCGGCTTCATCAGCTGAGAAATTACCGTCTGAGAATCCGCTGTCGAACTTTTGAGTGGGATCACCAATTTGATTTAAAAGACTGCCTAGCCACTCTCTCTCTTCTTTTTTCATCTTCTTTTTCATCATTTTTGGAGCTTTTTCTTCATCATCCTCATCCTCATCCTCATCCTCATCCTCATCTTCTTCGGAATCCTCATCATCCTCATCTTCCTCATCTTCATCTTCTTCGGAATCCTCATCATCTTCATCTTCTTCGGAATCCTCATCCTCGGCATCTTCTTCATCCCTATCCTCTTCTTCATCTTCATTATCAGCATCATCTTCGTCTGAAAGCATGTTTTTGCAGTTTTTGCCGCATTTTGAACACTTTGAGCATCCACAGCTATCTGATCCTGGCTTATCTTTTTCTTCGGCAGCAACAACTATATCACTATCTTTTTCAACTTTTTTCTTTTTTCTGCCTTCTTCTAAATCTACACCTTCAATTTCAGCGCCCTCTACGTTTGAAGATATTCCTAACGATTGAGTCTGTGATAAACCTAGTGGGAATGAACCAAAAACTGATTCGTTTAATTGCTTCCATTGTTTGTAGCTGAGCATTTTAGACCTCTAATTAAAAGTTAAAGTGATAAATGTATATATTAATTAATGTATAATTTTTTTAAAAAAATATCTGTAATTCTGCTGCTTGCTGTAACCACACTGTGGTTAATAAACACCAAAAATAAAGAACATATAGATTTTGATAGAAAATCTATTAATAATTTTGAGCAGGAAACAATTGTTTTAGACTGTGAAATAAAAAAAGGTTTTTTAACCCTGGAATTGCAAGGATTTTTATACACAAATAAAGATAATTTTAAATTCAATCTTTATAAAAATTTAAAAAAACAAGTTGAGGTTGGTGCTAATCAAACTTATTTCTGGTACTGGTCTAGGGATGAAGCCCCAGAAAAATTATTCTACTCCAAAAAAGAATATATGGTAGATGTTTTTGAAAAAAGTTTTAATATTGTCTGGCTTTTGGAAACTTTAAAAAACAAAGAGTTTAGCAAATATGATAGTGAAAACACTGAATACTATATTGTTAAAATAAATAGAAAAGAATTGATATTTTCTTATTTTATAGACAAAAAAAGCAAACAAATTAAAAAATATGAATTAAGTGATCAAAAAAATAAAATTTCTCAAGCTGTAGCTTTGAATAGCTCTGAGATAGAGTATACATTTTTTGAAAAAGGTATAAAAATAAAGATAAAAATAAAAGACGCCTTCAAAAACAAGATTGATGAAAGCGTCTTTTTAACACCCTTTTCTGGTTATAAGGTGTTGAACGAAATGATTCCTACTTACCAAGAGCCCTTTTAATAGCATCTTGTCTTATTTGATTGACAGCGTTTCTGTTTACATTCAAACCAGAAACACTTTGAGATGCTCTTGGTGTAAGATTGCTTGGACCAACTATTTGTGATGGTCTTGGTGTATTTTGAACAATTTTAGGTGTAGTTGCTTGAGTTCTTGTAACCCTGCCAGCATTTTTTGAACATCCACATCCCATAATTAAACTCCTTTAGTTAATGGACCTAAAGTATATATTATTTATACAGATAAAAAAACCCTCCCAGACAGATATCTGGGAGGGTTCGAACTACACGATTATAGTTTAAAACTACCTACTGATAATAGCCTTCTTTTTATTCTTGCATGTCTTGTTTGATGGTGGGACAGACTTGCTTGCTCTCTTAATTACCGCATTCCCAGACTCAATAATACGAACATTATTGTACCCCAGTCTCTTTGCCATGTTCTTAGCGGCAGTAATAAGGGCTGATCTGGTTGAGAACCAGGTGCTACCATCAGCCTTTCTCTCCAACTTTGTTGGACGAAGACCATCAACATCAACAGTTGCCTCGAAATAATTCGTGGTACTGATCTTTTTCGAAGATACCTGAACATTCAGATTAGTCATAAAAAATCCTTTCTTAGTGTGAGTTTTAAGGAAAAAATTTAAAAATTACGTTTATTTTAAAGTTTTTGCTTATTGCTCGCTTGATGACATTATTATACATAAATTTTTTTTCAATTCAAGCTTTTCCTAAATAATTTTTGAATAATTTTTGATATATAAGTAATAGATACTTTGCAACTATTGCAACCATTAGTGAGGTAAAAATGAAAAATTTTATTGATTGGGCTACTGAAACCAAAAAAGAACTGCCTGTCTTTATTCTTGACGAAAAGACAAAAAGAGGCGGCATAGCAACATGGGCTTACCCAGATGCTGTGGCAAGAGGTCAGTATCCTGACTCCTACTTCCTGCCAATCGCCGCTGATGCTTTGTTTAAGCTAAAGGGCGGCAAGGCTAAGGGCTGATCTTAAAAAGCTATATCCACCCTAACAATCAAACCTCCGCCAAGTAAATTCAAGGCGGAGGTTTGATTTTTTATACTAACTCTGCATCAATCAAATCA